CCGCCATCATATCATAATCAAACGCCTGTTGTGTGTTCGCGCTGTCGGCCCCGGTGAAGTTGCGCCAGATAGCCGCTTCATCTGCGGTCAGCACGGTTTCACCCTGATGCAGTTCCGCAAGATATCCGTCATAAGGCACGTAATCAAGGCCAAGCGCGTGGGGAGCAAAGTATGTCCCTTTCGCTTTGCCTACAAGCGGCCCCCCGGTTCCGATGATGCCGCCGGATACGCCATAAACGCCGTAATTGCCGACTTGCCCTATCTGGGCCATTAACGCCATGATCGCGTCAACCTCGCCCTGTAGGCTTGACCGTCCCGCCGCAACGGCTGTTACCACCGCTTCCATCGTGGCGGTTGCCCCGGCCCCGGCTGTCGCACTCTGATCCATCGCCAACGCCGCTTCAACGGCCTTGTCTATCATGGCTTGGTATTCCTTGTCCACCGCCAGACGCTGGGCCGCGATCTTGTCCGCAAGGTCATTTTTCTTCGATGTCACCTCGCCCCAGCGTTCGTTGATGGTCTTTACTTCGTCAGCCGTGGCGTTTGCCATGCCGCGAAGGTACTGCATCGATTCGACCGATCCGTCAGCGACAGCCGCGATAACATCATCAGAAAAGCCCTTTGCCCGGGCTTCATCCATCAGCCGGGCATAATCTTCCAGGAACCGCAGTTGGCTCACAAGGTTTGCGCTCATCTCATTACCGGACATTGTTGCCCAGTATTCTTTCGCACTCCTATCAACCGCCTTGAATCCGTCAACCGTCTGGGACAGCGTACTAAGTACCGATTTGCGTACATTCTCTTGATAATTGACGATATCTTGGATCATGCCCTTCAAACTGGACAGGGCTTTTGCGGCATCCTCTTCAGCCATGATAACTTGATCAGTTGCGTTTTTGTTATCGATTTTTGACCCGGTGCTTCTTTCAACCGCTTCGGTTTCTTCCTCAAGAGCGGCTTTTTCAAAATCAAGCGCTTCGGTTTCTTCTGCTAACTTTGAGCGCATATCATCCGTTGCGCCAGCCAAGTCCCCAACAACAACCAATTGATTGTTATACGCCCCAACAAGGGACATTACAGAATTCACATCTTCAAAATCCTTGCCCTGCATAAGTTCGCGGTAACTCTCGAAATCAAAATCACGCGGGAAATCAATTTGACTCCAGAACCACTGGCTACCGACATTTTGTTGGAGGAAATCTTCTGTAAGCGGGGCTTGGCCGAACACTCCCTGACTATTAAGATCTCTGGCGATGGTCATCAACGTATCGTGGTATTTGTCGGCTTTTTCCTGCGCCATCTCCAGTTTAGCCGCGTCAACGGATAATTCGGCTTCCATCCTCCACACGGTTTTTTGATGTTCGCCAATGGCTTCTTGCCTTGCGGCAAGCCTTTCCATCATTGCCAATTTGATCTGCGTTGCTTCGGCTTCGTCCACGTAATCCTTCAATGCTTGTATACCGCCCTTGACCTCGCCAGTGTGTGTGTTCACAATAGCCGACATTTGCGGATATAACTGCATCAACCGTTTAAGGATTTCCAATTCCTCGGCTGATGCGTAATAGGTGTTTTCCATCGCGCCGCCAAGTTCATGGACGCTCCCGATCACGTTTGACGGCACAGACATTTCACCTGCGCCTTTTTTCTCACCGCCGCCAAGCAACAGATTCCATAACTTTTCGAAATCCCCGGCCTTGCCGCTGTCCAGTTTGTTGACTTCGGTCAAAAGGGAGGTGATCCATCCCCACGTCTCTTCTCCCGTCCAACCCATGATCGTTTGGATCTCATCCGCGTTTGAGGTCAAAAGCCCGACAAGTTCTTTCCACGCCGTGACCTTCGCTTCGTCGCCATCGATACCGGATAACGCAGTTGCGAGATCCTTAATTTTTTGGCTCGACCCGCCGTTGTATTTACTCAGGGCATCTTGCACCCCGGTCACGTTTCCGGCGAACGTACCCAGAACCGCAGTCCACGCGTCAACATTCGTATGCGCCGCGTTCCCCGCGTCCTGTTCTATTGTGCCAAGGAGATTGCCAAGTTTCACTTCCCCTGCGGCGGTGGCGGCATCAGCAAGGCCCGACAGTTTTCCTATAATGCTCGTTACATCAAGGTTTGCGTCCTCAGTTTTCAGATCCGATGCCAGTTGTCCAAGAATACTTTTCCATGTGTCAAAATTCAGCGTGGGATATTTCGCCGCCAGCTTGTCTGCCAGTTCGTCCAGCTTCGCTCCTGGATCATTCGAAGACAACGCGCTGAAGAATTGATCCTTAAACCCGTTAAAATTGGTAAAGGCCGTGTTCCATGCGGCAACCGGGATTCCCGTCCTCATGGACATTTTTTCTGCGAGTGAACTGATCTTGCTTTCGACCTCACCCGCGGCCACCGTAACGTTGGATGTCGAAAGCGTTGTGGCAAATGTATTTAAAATCGCTTCCCATGTACCCGCGTCAATCTTGCTACCCTTTGACAGTTCCTCGGCAAGATCATGAATCCTGCTTGTCGGGTCATTCGATTGCATGGCGGCTTCCAACGCCCCGGAGAATTGGGAGTATTTGCTAAGGGCTTCACGCCACGCTTCAAAATCTATACCCTGCCCATCGTTCGACAATGCCCTTGCCAAAGCGTAGATCTTAGTTGACGGATCTTTATCCTTGATGGCATCCCACAGTGCAGGGACTTGCCGACCCAAAGATTCAAGCAGATTTTCAAGCTGTGTGCTCTGATCCGTCACCGCCGTGTTGTTGTGTATATCGTTCAACACACCTATTAAGATCCGTGCTTCGGCGGCGGTTGTTCTGATTTCCTCAACCTTTTCCGTGTAATCCGTGTTGATATCTGCGACCTCATCAAACAGTGTTCTTTCCGGCGGCGTTGTCAGCATCTCCAACAGCCCCGCAACGGCTCCGGTTACTTTTTCAACGACGGGAAGAAGCACACCGCCAATACTCGTCTTGATCGATTCCCACGCGCTTTCAATGCGTCTCATGCTGTTTGCGTAACCGTCAGAAGTCCGGGCAAAGTCCCCCTGTGCGTCTGCTGTCGCGCTCATGATATATTGATACCGCAAAGCGATCTGCTCGGCCTGAGACATCGAAGCATACGCCTTGTCGATGCCCTGAGCCAATCGGAAAGCTTCAAGGCTTGCCGCGCTCAGATCAATACCCAGTGCCTTCAAAGGCTCCGTTTCGCCGGATATACCGGATTTCAGCTTTTCGAACGCCGTGTCAAAATCAAGGTTATAAAACGATGCCATATCAGCGGCAAGCCCCGCCAGCGTGGTAGACATTTCCTTGACTTCTGTCAGGCCCAACCCAGAGGATTTCATCATCGCGCCCAATGTTGACGCGTATTTTAACGCCGCAGTCTGCGTCAGGCCGAAAGCCGTCTGCGCCTGTTGCGCCCAACTGTATATCTCCTTCGCACTGTCACCGAAGACAGTATCGACAACGTTCTGCACCTCGGCAAGATCGCTCGCGGCGTTTATGCAGTCCATCGCAAAAGCCTTTAGCGCTTGCGCGGCCTTTTGCGCCATACCCGCGACCACGCCGCCGAGCATCTGGCCCACGCCCTGAAGAACGCCGCTGAACATGGACGATGAATTTGCGGCCCCCTGTGTCGCGCCCTCCCATTGTCCGGCGGCTGATCTCAGTCTGTTTGTGGTATCATTTATCGTTTCGCTGACCGCCGAATTATCGGCCCTGATTTCAAACTCGACGCTTCCGTCAGCCATGTCCACCACTTCCTTCCCCTGCCATCTTGAGAAGCGAATTGGCAAGGTTGTTCACGCCCAGGTTGTATGAACGTTTTATTTCTTCCTCGCCCTTTTTTATCGAATACCGCGCTTTCGCTTCTATCAGCGCGGCCCGTTCCTTCCCGTTCCACTTCGTTGCTTCCGGGAGCGGCCTTGCCCGGATATCAACGATCTCGGAATACCTCGTCCCGGTCGGGATGTTGTTCAAAAGTTCCGTGAACTCTATCCAATGAAGCCTTGCTTTATAAAGGTCGATGCCGTATGCCTGACGGAATGCGGCCCTTATCATGTCTGCGTCCTGATCAAAATCCGTCATGCGCTCCCCGCCGCCGGCCTTCCCTTCCGCCGAAGGGATCAGCGTTGCGCGGGCAAGCAGGAACACAGCAAGCTGTTTTCCTTCGTTCCTCGGCGGGTTCCAGACTATTTCCTTCATGGCAAGGTACATCCGTACCCCTTCCGTGTACCTTTTGTCCTGCAAAATGTCGTACATCCTCAGAACGTGCCGGAAGTCCGTTTTAAGGAAATAGATCCACTTGCCCACCCGCACCCAGCGCGGGAGCCGCGCTTCAAGCTTCATTTTCCGAAACGCCTTTTCTTCCCGATCTTCTTCTGCTTTGCAACCACAAGACCGTTAAGCCGCTCAACAAAATACCGGGTGACCATCGAAAAAAGCTGTTTCGGGTTCCCGTGATAAAACGTGACAAGCTGTTCCGTCTGCCCTTCCCCGAACATGAAAACGCCCATCTTTCGGGCAAGCCGCAGGAATTCCCCGTCATCGGCTGTTTTTTCGTCAATGTCCTTCAATTCGCCGATGATCCCGGTCATCTCGTCTATGATTCCCAGCGGGTCAACGTCCACCGTCAAAACAAGCCTTTCGGCCCCTTCCACGAATGCGACCTTGTCCCGCACATGGTTTGAACTCAATGTAAACATCCGTTACATCCTCCCTTGTAACTTCAAAAGCGGGTCTCCGGGTGTTGCCCCGGAGACCCTTGTGTGCCTGTATTATTGGGTAACCGCTTCGGTGGTCACGGTGGGCTTGCCGTCCAGCGCGATGGTGCAGGAGAACGGCACATCGTCCGTGGTGGAGCCGCCGACATCGCTGATATCAAGGATCGTGCATCCGCACACGATGGTGGTTTTCTGCGGCGTGGAACCGGAATAGTCGATATGCTCCATCTTGAAGCTTGTCTTCCTGTCCTTGCCAAACTTGTACTTCAGTCCGCACACGTATTCCTGCGCGGCATCGCCGTAGATCCTGCGCCCGGAAACGGTATACTGCGGCGCGATGCCCGTCACCTCGTTGGTGGCGCACCCGTCCTGGCACAAAAAGAAATACTGCTTATTCTGGCTGTTGATATTCTCGGTAATGCTTTCGATGCCGGCACAGAACGGGGAATAGGTGTACGTGTCCCCGGACACAGCCGTGCCGATGTAAAATTCCCAATTGTAAACGGGGTCAAGATGATTTGCCATCTTTTCAATCTCCTCTCAGATAGTAATCAATGTAAACAGATGCGGCGTAAAGCCATGTGTTGTCCTCTTCCCGGCCTATCAGCATCGGAAGCGCGTTTGTCATCACGTTGGTGATCTGCCAGGCTTCTGCCGCCGGATAAATCTTTGTGCGGGTGACCTTGAGCAGGATCTGTTCAAGCGCATTCAACGCCAGCTGCATATCGGCGTTTTTGCTGTTAAAAACCAATGTCACCCGGAACGCGCCGTCCTTCGAAAAGAACCGCTTGTCTGCCGTGCCGTAACTGGGTTCTGCGGCAATGCAATTCCCCGTGCCGCAAGGCCCCCGGCTGATAACGCTCGGAAAGCTGTTGTCCGTCAGCGCGTCCTGCGCCATGTCCAACACCGCATCGATAACCGCGCTGTGTGAATTCGTCATAGGTTCATCTCCAACAATCTTTGCGCCTGATCGGCCCAACGCTGGCTATATGCCCCTTTTGCCGCCTCGCACCATTGCCAGCACGTGCCGGGTTCGTATGCCGTAGGGATGCCCCAATACTGCCGCCTCGCATAAGGCGTGTTCCAACGGACGATGCCGTTTGCAAAATCAGTCGCGGTCTGTGCGCTTGCGCGAAGTGCGCCTTTATCAAGTTTGCAAAACTCGTTGCAATCCCTCAGAACCTCGTTTGTCAGGATAGGCAACCCCTTTTTCCACGCATCGTTGATTTTCGCTATGACCGCGCCTTGGTCGATGTTTATCCTCATACAAGGCCCACCTCCCAATGATGCAGGGTATCAGTATCGTCACGCAGTTCCTCGACAGACCGCACGACATACGATTTTCC